CTTCTGGGTTTTTTATGTGGGTAGGTTGTTTTAGATATCTATTAATCCAAAATCAATCATGGGCCAAGCTTTAGAGATTTCGAACGGTGCTACACCGTCTTCAGAGAATTGCAAGCCTCCATGACATATTAATCTTACTATTTGACGTGCCACGTTGTTTGATAACGTTGCGTTACTATTCCATCCGTCAGGAAGATTAGGGATAACATACAAAGCATTAGTATATGTACGATAATCCGTAGATGCTACATCTCCTGTCTGCGTCCATCGACGACGATAGCCGCCAGAAACTGTATAAATAGCTCCCGCAGTTCCCATACCAGCAGCAGCCGTGGTAGACGATAAAGTCATCGTATGTGCCTGAACTGCATTTGCTGCTCCTAAACATCCGCTCATATTCGCGGAAGAGCTTGTGGAGAACTGAGCTAAGCTATCTGACCCTCCACCCATTACAGTTAGGTTGAGAGCACTTACAGATGTTCCTGAAGGAGGAAAGCCTCCGTTCTGTCTTGTTATATTTTGTACTTTATAAAAAACAATTAAGTCTTGAGTGTGTGTGAATGCAGTGCCTGAGCACGTACCGCTGTTGATATAACCTTGACCTCCACCGGCTTGATTACCTGGTAAAGATGCACCGGTTATGGATGTTGGAGTTGGAGCTGGAATTGGCATATAGTTTTTAACCTCAATAATATATATGTTCCTTGAGTTTGAGATAGTATATAAAGTTATGAAGAAAGTCGGAAAACTATCAGAGGCACGTATGGTAAAACCTGCTGAGCCTAAATTCTACTCTTTGCTTTCAGACAACCTGTTTGAAAATAAGGTAAAAGGGTACGCTAGCATGGGTATCAAAGGTGGTACCAAAGCCGCAGCTAAAGAAGCAGCCCGCAGAAAAAAATTAAAAGAAGATGAAGTTCCTAAACCAGATGACTTAGCTTCTAACAGACCTCCACAAGCGTCTCTTTCGACTACAAACAGAGGTCCTGCTGTCAACCCACGAACTTACCAAGTAGGTAATCAAATGACTGATGCTAAGGATTCTAATTGGATTCAAGGTGCTGAAGCCGACATCAAGCGCCGTGGAACCGAAGGTAAATGTACTCCGATTACTAAGCCCGGTTGTACTGGTCGTGCTAAAGCTCTAGCCAAAACTTTTAAGAAGATGGCTAAGAAGCGTGATGCTGAGGTTGTTTCCAAAAAAGAGAGAGCTGCCAAGAGAGGAAAAGCTACGATGAAAAAAGAAACCGTAACACCACAAGGACAGACTACCGACAACCAAGGAAAAAAGGTTTTTCATCCAAAAAGCCCGGAACTACAAAAGAGACAGGCTGAGAGAGAAAAGCAAGCAGCTGCTTACAAAGCCTCGATGAACTAATGCCATTAACTCCAGGCTCTTCACAAAAAGCAGTTTCTTCCAATATAAAGAAGCTGAAGGGTGAAGGTTATCCTCAGAAACAGGCTATTGCCATTGCCATGGATAAAGCGAAAAAAAATGAAAGCAAAATAGGAAAGCCTGTCGGTAAGATTGCAAAACGTAAGAGGTTAGAAGAAGACCGTGTAATTCAAGGAGCTCCTCCAGGAGCGTTCGGTCTTACGTTTAAGAATGCATGGCAAATCAAAGCTAAGGATAAGAACTGGTTATCCGGTGGTATGGTTAAAAAGAAAAAAGAAAAGAAAGGTCATCTACAAGACATGAACCTTTATGATTTGGCGAAGATGTGTGTAGAACCTATCGGAGGTCATTTAGACCCTCGTGAAATGGATAAAGAGGCATACGATGAAGAATCCATTAAACAAATGTACTCAGAAGAAGTTTACGGTATGGGGTCATTAACTTACGACTCTCCTATGCCTTCCGTAGATGAGAAGAAAGAAAAACTTGCTAAACGTCGCAAGCGTATTCACGGTAAGTTACACCCGCACAAGAAAAAAGGCGGCGGCACGTGAAACGGTCACAAGTAGTCTAGTTAGACTAGCAGTTCCATTTACGTAAAGACTTGTTGATTCTTGAATCAGGGTCGTTTGCAGTTTTCTTAGACGTCAGACGCTTCTTCATACCACTCATACGCGCACAGAATGATTTGCGGCGAGAGGCAGCCTTACTTCCTTTCTTGAGCTTAGATGGCTTCGTAGTGACTGCAGTCTTGAGCTTAGAGCCAGGGTTCGCAGCTCGATAAGAAGCTACTCCTTTTTTGTTCAGACCACCTTCGGGGTTCTTCCCAGCTTTACGTTGCCACGCAGGTGATTTTTTCTCAGCCATTAATTGATTGATACGTTCAATAGCTTCGTTCTTTTTCTTCCCACCTGGTTTTACTTTTCCACTACAAACAGCCGATGCATACATGTTCGCGTACGCAGACGGATAAACTTTAAATTTTCTTTTTGCAGCAGCTTTTCCACGAGGACATACTTTTCCCTCGTTAACTTTTTTTCTTTTTTTGAATGTAGCCACGTTTGTTGGTTTTGGTCCTGTATTCCCTGCTGCTCGTTTACGAGACACCGCAGAGCGCTTTTCTCCTTTCGACATTGAAGCTGCTTTTGATGCAGGTACGCATTTAGGGTAACCTTTTCTTTTTTCTCCTTTCGAACGACCGCATGGTTTATACCCACCGCCTTTCTTAGGTGCACCAATGTCCACCCATTTCTCAGCTACCCATTTACGTAAGTCTTCAACAAAAAGGTCGTTCATGAAGTTATATAGGTTCTACCACTCCTTAGGGTCGTAAATATCTGCTTCTGCTTGACCACCGGAATCTGTAAGAATCTCCGGCTTGTCGCGTAGGACTCTTGCTGAAGCTAGGAGGTGATACACACCATAAACCTCAAAACCATCTTGTACAACTTCGTACACATCAAAGTAAACGTTTTGAAAGCGTGGTTGAATGATATCGCCTGCAATCAAGGGGCGACCAAGTTTGGCCTCAATATATGACTTATTAAAAGTGAACAACTGGTCGTTGGTCATCTCTATACCAAACTCGGTCAGATTTTCCTCGAAAGCTCGTGGGTCGTAATGACCTTCTACGAGGATTGGTTCTTGTCTGATGGCTTTGACGCGGTTCTCACCGTAGATGTCGTCAAAATTCTCATCGACCTCGTATTTATAAATATAAAGCTCAGAGCCTGACATACGAATCAATTCGTCATCGACCATGTTAAACAAGTCGATGTCAGGGTTATCAAGGTCAAACATCCTCATACTTCCGCTCTTGGAAGGAGTAGGAGGTACTAACCGTTTTTGATTAGCCTTGAATTGTTTTCCGTTAGCCATTATATTATCTAGGTTACCAGATGACAGGATTGGAACCTGGATTAATGGGAATTGGTTCCCAGTTACATTGTGTCATCACCAGTAGGATAATTATGAACGCCGCTAGAAGCGGGTGCTTATCCCACCAGCGACAGGGACGTTTCACTTCTTATCGTGGTGATGGTCAGAGATAGTTAGCTGTTTTTGGACGATGTCGTGCATAAGCTCGACAGGGTCTTTTGGCTCGGGTGTATCAGAGATTCCTTTTAGGATTCCTGAGATGGAAGTAACTACCAACGTAATCAGAGTAGCTACAATCGCGAGGTTCTCATTCGTAATGTATTGTACACTCACCAAGAATGCCAAAACCATCAAACATAAATAAAATGCGCCGAATACCGCGAGGTGCTTACCTGCTTTCTCTTTTGCGCTTTCGTTCGCTTTGATAGTGTCAATCTCAGCTTTCCACTTAGCTTTGTTAAGTTTTATTTCTCCGTCGATTTCAGCACGACGTAATGCAATAGCTTCCTTGGTCGAGCCTAGGAGCTGTGCTTCTTTTTCAGCTTTGCTATTTCCGTTTCCATTTCCGTTAGGAGTCCCTTCGGAATTTTTATTTTTTTCTAATAGCTCAATTGCTTCATCTGGTGTAAGCGGTTCCATATAATTTTTACCTCGTTCTTATTTAGTCATCATGGACTTCCATAAATGTATTATCGCTTAATTTTCGGCCGAGTATACGGTGCCAACGCGTCCTCTCACGGTCCCATGTGATTCTTTCAGCTCTATGACGTTGTTCTTGGTCATCCATACGTTGCACCAGGTTCCGTTCTCGTATGATACTTATTACGACCCAGATTCCCAGCACCCCGTAGTCTACTAAAATATTTAAAATTGTTTCCATATTTTTATTTAGGAGTCCCTGGGATTTCGGTAGGAGTCCCATACTTTTTTTTCGAGCGGTTCGGGACAAATTCCGTCCATTTTAGACTGTTTTCTTTTTTTTATTTTTTCGTCTAATAGAGGTGTACCTCCAGGAGGAAGTGGGGCTGGAACCCCCCAATATGGAACCGACGAAACGTCGCTTTCTCCGGCGAGAAAAAAAACTAAAAAACTACTTGACAGGACTAAAAAAATATGGTATAATATGTACATGATACAATTCGCACTAACCCTGCTCATGCAACTAACTGCTCAGCAACAAGAGCTAGTTGATGCTCTTATCATTGTTGAGTCTAATGGTAATGATAATGCTATTGGGGACAATGGTAATGCTATTGGCTGTCTACAGATATGGGAGATATATCATACTGATGCA